GTAACAATAGTGGATTTTAAAAAATGAGTGTACATGAAAGACATGATGAGTATATGGCAAGAAGAATTAAAGAAGAGAAGGTAGCTAATAATTTAAAGAATTTAAAAGATAAATTAGCTACAGAAAAGCAAGTAGGAGGAGACCACTATAAAGATTTTACTATACAGCCTGTAGTTTTTATTCAAGAAAACAAATTAGATTTTTGTGAAGGAAATATTATAAAGTATATTTGTAGACATAAATTTAAAGGTGGAGCAAAAGATATACAAAAGGTTATACATTATGCAGAGTTACTATTAGAGCTAGAATACGGAGAAAAGAATGGCAGGTAATAATTATTTACCAACAGAATATCAAGCATTTATACATCTATCAAGATACTCTCGATGGTTAGAAGATGAGAAAAGAAGGGAAACTTGGCCTGAAACCGTAGCAAGACTTTTTAATTTTTTCGTTATGCATCTAGATAAAAATTTAGGTGTTCAATTAGAGAATGAACTGTGGAAAGAGTTAGAAGAGCATATTTTATCTTTACAAGTTATGCCGAGTATGAGGGCTCTAATGACTTCCGGAAAGGCATTGGAAAGAGAAAACATAGCAGGGTACAACTGTTCTTATATACCTATAGATAATCCTAAAGCATTTGATGAAGTGTTGTACATACTAATGAATGGTACAGGAGTAGGCTTTTCTGTAGAGAGGCAATATGTAAGTGGTTTACCTACTATACCTGATAGGGAATTTGAACATACAGATGATGTTATTTCCGTAGCTGATTCAAAGGAAGGATGGGCAAGGGCATTTAGAGATTTAGTTTCTTATCTTTATACTTGTCGTATACCCAAGGTAAGTGTAACAAAAGTGAGACTTGCAGGTTCCAGACTTAAAACTTTTGGTGGTAGAGCTAGTGGGCCACAGCCTTTAATAGATTTATTTGATTTTACTATTAATAAATTTAAAGTTGCTAGAGGTAGAAAGCTTACTTCTATTGAGTGCCATGACATAGTTTGTAAAACTGGAGATGTAGTTGTGGTTGGTGGTGTACGTAGATCAGCTCTTATTTCTTTATCAAACTTATCTGATGATAGAATGAGATCTGCCAAGACTGGAGAGTGGTACAATTTAAATCCTGAACGATCTTTAGCTAATAACTCTGCTGTGTATACAGGAAGACCAGATACAGGAACGTTCATGAAAGAATGGTTGTCTCTTTATGAAAGTAAATCTGGTGAACGTGGTATATTTAATAGAGCATCAGTACAAGAGAAAGCAAAACAAAATGGCAGAAGAAATGCCGATATAGAATTTGGTACCAATCCCTGTTCAGAGATTATATTACGACCTAATCAATTTTGTAATCTTACAGAGGTAGTGGTGAGAGCAGCAGATACGGTGGATAGTTTAAAGAGAAAAATAAAGATGGCTACCATTCTTGGTACTATGCAAGCTACCTTTACTGACTTTGGATATTTGAGGAAACGGTGGCAGAATAACACAGAAGAAGAGAGATTGCTTGGTGTATCTCTTACAGGAATTATGGATAATGTTATAACTTTATCACAGGATCATGAACAATTAGCAAAGATGTTACAAAGTTTAAGAGAAGTTGCTGTACATACTAACAAAGAATGGGCTGATAAACTGGGTATTCCCCAATCTACAGCAATCACCTGTATTAAACCATCAGGTACTGTTAGTCAATTAGTAGACAGTGCCAGTGGTATTCACGCAAGACACAATCCTTATTATGTAAGAACAGTACGAGGAGATAACAAAGATCCTCTTACACAGCTTATGATTGAATCCGGTGTACCCAATGAACCAGAGATAAGAGGCAATGAGCCTTCCCCTGATATAACAGTATTTTCTTTTCCTATGGCAGCTCCCAAGGATGCTGTTTGTAGAAATGATATGACTGCTGTACAGCAATTACAACTATGGAAAATCTATGCTGAACATTGGTGTGAACACAAACCCTCTGTAACTATATCTGTAAGGGAAGAAGAATGGATACCCGTAGGTTCATGGTGTTGGAATAATTTTAACTATTTAAGTGGGGTATCTTTTTTACCTTATTCAGATCACACCTATAAACAGGCACCTTATCAAGATATAAGTAAGAAGAGTTATGAAAAGTTGATAAAAAAAATGCCAACCGGAATTGATTGGCAGAGGTTACAAGATTTTGAGAAAAAGGATATGACTAAGGGGTCACAGGAGTTAGCCTGTACAGCAGGTACCTGTGAGCTAGTGGATATATAGTGAAAAAGGATGATGAGGCTATGCTATTTAACTTTTCTGTACGTTTAACACGAGCAGGCCATGTATCTGTAGAGCATGAATATGTAAAACCTGAAGAGTTTAAAGAGGCAATGGATAAGTGGAACTCAAAGTATGAAAATACAGAAGTGCTTGTGGCTTTGATAAAGTTCTTATCTAATCATTCAATGGATTTAGAAAAGGATATTCGTAAAGTTCTTTACTAGTATTTGGCTCTACGAATACCTCCACCTTTTGCATATCTCTTTATCTTCCCACCATGTCCTTTGGCTTTCTTTTTTCTTCTCTTGACAGGGCCACCCATATAAAATCCAGCACCATATTCATCTCCGAATACTGGATCTCTTTCAGGTATTTGACCACGAGGACTACGAGGTGCTGGTGGGAGTCCTCTTCCCATCAATGGTACACTTCTGTCTAATGATGGAGCAGTAGGAGAAGTAGGTCTAGGTTGTAATGTTGGTTCTCTAAGTGGTCCAAGTGCTCTTCTATCCCCGGCAGCAGTTTCTCTTCCTCTGTACATAGGGGATTTATAGAAGAGAGATTTCTCTCTACCAAATTCTCCTTTTGGTTGGCCATACACATCTTTTGGCCAATCGTAACCCACATTTCTTTCTGGTTGATTTTGTTTAAGCATTGCCATACTTCTAGGAGAGTATTTGCCAGTGTAATCGGTAAGAGGGTCGTAATAAGAAGCAGGAATATTTCTAGCTCCTACTCTTCTTTGTATTTCTTTTTCTGGTAATTTATATTTTTCATAATTTAAAACATGGGGAATAGTTTCTTTAAATTCTTCTCTTACTGTACTAGAGCTTGCTTTTTTCCCACCTCGTTTTACAGAAACATCACCACCTATTAGCCAATAGGCTAGATCACGAATAGTTCCATCTCCTATGGTTATTTTATTTCTATTAGGTTTAGGTCCTGTTCCTCTATGTTTTGCTCTTGCCATAATCTATCTCCTAACCGGTCTTGTGCCACCACCTTTAGCATATTTTTTTACAGATCCTCCCCCGTATGTTTTGAGAGGTTCATTATCTGTTCTAAAAGCTTCCAAAGGTTTACGTAATGATTCCAAGTTCATAGCATCTGTTACAGGTGTCGGAGAAGACATAGCTCCCCCTATATTTGACACTTTGCTTTTATTCATGCTATCCTTTTTTTTTGGTTCGTAGGGATTAGCCATCGTTATTCCTAGCCTTTCCTATGTTTGCACCTACAAAATTGACGATGTCAAGTAACCATTGTACTATACGATCATCAGCTTTATTAGGGGTTAATGTGGCAACGAGGGCAGCTGTACCTACTATACTTGTGGCTACTGCAAACCAAGATTGCCAGTTGCTCATTATGTACGTCATTAGACTTACTTCTTCCATAATTTTCTCCTTTTATTGGTTATTGGAAGTTTATTTTTTTATGCTCTTTCTATGAGCCTCTTTAAAAATATTATTTATTTATGCTCCTAATTCAAGATCATACATTTGATCATCCGTAGTAGGTATATCATACACTTTTGGTATTATTACATCTCCTATATCATAAACTATACTTCCTAATCCATACTCTGCTATCTGTGCTGCTCTGGCTGCTACATCTGGAAGCCAAGCCATAGCTTGATGACTTATCATTTCTTTTGGTTTTCCTCTTATAAGCATTTCAGCCAAAGCTTTTTGTGCTTGCTTATTTTCTAATAAAGCTAATGTTACAGCAGCTCTATTTCTAAGTAAAGATGCTACTAAAGCTTCAGCTCCTATATATCTGTAAGAAGTTCTACCAGAATTTGCAGCATAAAATCTACTAATCCAAGAAGCAGGAGTAAATTTAGCTACTCCTTTTAAAGGACTAGACATTTGACCAATAGTTCCTCTTATTACTGTTGGATCCATTAGTATACCCATTTGACTTATTACTCTCATTGCTCCTGCATCAATATATGGTGATATTATGCTGTCATATCTTTCTATCATTTCAATAAGAGCTGCGTGATCAACACCATATTCTATTTGTATATCTTTTTCAAATCGTCTCTTGACCCAAGCTCTTTTTGAACCTTCTGGAGCACCTATTTTTCCTATTCCTATATTTAGCCTTGGTTCCATAGTAACAGTAGTTGCTCTTCTAAGACCTACAGCAATTATCCTTCCCATAGCTTCATCAAATTGTTTTGCTGTCATTTTTTTTGGAGATAGGAATTTAAAAGGTTTACCTTTCATTATATCTGCACCATAGGCTGAAGTTTTTCCCATCAAAGTTCGCATTGGTGCTGTTACTTCTCCATGAACTAAAAATTGTTTTAAATCATCTATTCTAGTTGATGCTTCAGGATCAACAACTAAAAACTTGAACATGCTTTCTATACTTTGTTCTTTTCCTAACATGTCTCTTATAGCACCTTTTAATATATCTTGATGCTCCTCTACGACTGCTAATTTTGTTAAATTAGTTTTAGATCTTTTTAAAAGATTATCAGCTTCTGTTACTTTTCTTAATATTACAGCATCATTAAAGTTTGCATTCATTAATTTTTTTCTAAGGTCTAAAGCTTCTTG